TGGGACTCCAGGATACGCAAAGTTCGAGCTACTTAATGGGTACGAAGATTATCCAGTAGTAGTGACACGCTTGTCCGAGGACACAAAGCGTCTCTATGATGTATCCACAGTTCCTAGTATTCTTCGAGGCATACAGAATCAAGTAAAGGTGGAGCGTGACTCACGCATTGACCGCAACAGTCTAGCAACACTACCTCCAATCTTACACCCAGTAGGACAAGCTCCTAACGACTGGGGTCCAGGAAGAATGATTCCATATCGTCGTAAAGGAGATCTGGACTTTGCACCTACCCCTGCGTACAACCAAGGTTCGATGGAGATGGAAGAAACATTAATAAATCAAGCCGACAGAATGGTTGGTCTTGATTCCAATGACCCAATGTCTCAGTCAAGGCAGCAGTTCATGGTTGACAAGTTTTTGAGTCACGTGTCCGAGGTTATTAGGATGTCATACAAGTGCTTCCAGAGATTTGGACCGGATCAAGTATTTTTTCAAGTTACAGGAATACCTGACCCTCAAGTTCTTGATAAGGGAGACCCTAATGAAAACTTTGACATTATGATTAACTTTGATGTACTTGATACGGACCCAGAAACAGTAGAAAAGAAGTTACAAAGTTTTGTTGCATTGAATCAACTTAATGTTAATAATCGAATGAACATTGATGGACTTCTTGATATTGCAGCTGCTAGTATTGATCCAGTTATGGCTGATGCTGTGTTGCAACCAGCCGAGGATGCCCAACAAGAAATGGTTAAGAATGTTACTGATGATCTTACAAAAATATTTGCAGGTATTGAAATGCCGGCACGTCCTACGGGCGCGCAGATTGCTATGCAAGTTCTTCAACAGTACGCACAACAGCCCGACATCCAACAGCGCCTACAACAGGACGAATCATTCCGTGGACGTATGGAGAAATACCAAGGACAATATACCTTCCAGATGCAACAAGCACAGAACGCACAAATTGGCAGGATTGGTACGGCACCCGCTCAGATGGGCGAAGTTAGTACTCAGAATATGTAGCATTGCGGTTCTAAGTTTTTCTTGCTTAACAACTTACACAATGGCAGATAATAAAACACCCAAAGATTTTATCAGCGGTCGCACCCAGCAATTAAGTGACCGAGAAGCAAACAACCTTAGAATGAGGCACGTAGCTTCTACTCTGGAGCAATACTTTGGATCAAACCCTGCATTGATTTCTGCTATGCTAGGTAACATTGATGTAGAAACCGGAGGCACATTTGACTACAAGCAAAAACAAGACGGAGGTAATGGGTACGGTTTGTTTCAATTTGATTTTCATAAACCTCATTACAACAAGTATCTCAAAGAGAATGACCTAAAGGATAGCGTTGATTCACAGGTAAGGTACACCTTTGAAAATATTTATGGCAATCAACAAAAAGTATTAGGAGAGGGTAATGCAGAAAAACTTAGGGAATCATTTAAAAACAAAACTAATCCGATAGACCTATCAGATGATATTATGGGTATCTTTCTAAATCCAGGTAAGCCCCACGCCGACAGGCGAAGAAAATCTACTACAAAATATTCAGAAGCACTAGCCCCCATAGATTTAGGAACTTTATATAGATAGTAATATGAACATCCAAGACGATATAAAAACACTTTATAACTACGAGGCTTTTGCTAGGTTTATGAAAATGGTTCATCAACTAAGAGAAGAATCCATTGAGGAACTCCACGAAGCAACTAGCGACAACATACAACAAATCTCAGGACGAATAATTACATATGATCAATTACTTCAGTTAGTTAACTGGGAAGAGTTGCGTATTCGTCACCGTGAAAATTCTTAGGTGATCAAGACTGTTCACCTGTGTTACAGTAACATATCGCAATCTCTCGGCGTAAATGAGTGGAAATTATGACAGATGAAATCACGACTGCTGACTCTGGGGCAGATACAATACCAGTGGACAATACTAATATATCCGTAACGGATTTTGCAAATCGTCGATTGGGCGAGATGACTTCTCAGGAAAACTCTGAGGATAAATCAGAACCAGTTGCCGAAGAGACAACCGAGGAAACAACTGAGGAGGTTATTGAGGAAACTCAAGAGGCTGAACCAGAAGAGACTGAAGTTGAATCAACATCCGAGGATGTTCTTTCACAGATTGATTTGGACAACGCGTCCGAAGAGGAACTAAGGGAACTAGCTGATAAGCTAGGCAGTAAAGCTGTTGCACGTTTTGGGGAACTTACCGCAAGGCGTAAATCAGCAGAAGAAAAACTGGCTAGATTAGAGGCAGAAATGCAAAAGCAGAGTCCCCTCGAATCCAAAAAGAAGGTAGAAAACAACCCGTTCAGCAACCTAGAAACCATAGAGGACATACAAACTAAGTCCGAAGAAGCGGATCAGGTAATTAATTGGGCTGAGGATCTTCTTTTTGAAAGTGCTGATTATTCAGCTGACGATGTTATTACTGAAATAGATGGTCAGGAAATGACAAAGGCACAGGTTCGTAAGTTCCTTATGCAGGCGCGTAAAGCTCAAAAGACTTTTCTACCGGATCAACTATCTAAGCTTGAAGCACTACAAAAAGGGAATCAACTACATGATGCCTTGTATGCTAAAGCTCAAGAAGAGTTGTCCTGGCTAAAAGGAGAAGACAATGACGTACGCAAACAATACGAAGCAACTATAGGAGATAAGCGTTTTCAAGAAATGAAACGCATTCTTTCAAAAGAAGCTCCGGATGTAGCGGGTCAATTAGATTACTGGTTCGCTCACGCAGCTAATAGTATCTATGGTCGTAAACCAATAGCCGAAGGAAAGCCAAGCATGAAACTTACACCACCCAAGGGTGCAACAACTGGTAGTGCTAACTCTGAGAAGTCCCAATCAAGAACTGCAAAGAGCCTCAAGGAAATGCAAAATCGTTTTAAAGAATCGGGTAACGCTCGTGATTTTGCCGAACTTAGAAAACTACAAATGGCATCTCGCCGATAACTCATTAATCATTAAATAAAATGGCATTCTCAAATACATTCGATACTACAAATACAGGATCGGGCGTTTCTAATCGTGAGGACTTGACTGATGTCTTGACCATTCTTGCGCCTGAAGAAACTCCAATCCTTTCGTCTGCTAATAAAGAACGCGCCTCCGCAACTAATGTTGAGTGGACTGTTGACAGCCTTTCTGCACCTGTAACTACAGGTATTTCAGAAGGTGCTGACGTTGCAGCATTCACTGACAAGTTCGCTGGCCGCGCTCGTCTTGGCAATCGCATCCAAAAATTCCGCCGTGACTACATGGTTTCCGATCTGCAAGAAGCAGTCGATTCCGTTGGTCCCGCTAAAATTGCTCAAGCAGAAGCTAAAGCTATTCGCGAACTAAAACGCGATATTGAAGCTACAATCGCTGGAACACAGGACTCAAGCACAGAAAACGGTGCAGGTACACCTAACGGCCTTCGTGGTCTTGGTGACTGGCTCGATTCTGCTGGTCCTGCTGATGTCCCTGCGGCATTCCGCACACCTGCTGACAGCATCTACACAACTGCTGAAGCTAACGGAACTCCATTCAGCGAATCAGCACTTAACAGCATCATCAGTTCTATCTTCCGTGTAACTGGTTCAGCTAACAATCTTATGCTTGTTGCTGACACTGGACTACGCCAAGTTATTGCTGACTTCGCTCGTACATCTGCTGGTGCAACTGAAAACATCCGCTCTGTAAACTACGACGGTAACAGCGGTAGCATCAAGCTATCCGTTGACCTATATGAGTCAGACCACGGTGTTGTTTCAATCGTTAACCAAAACCCTGATTGTGCGCCTAACTTCGGTGGTAACACAGCAACTGGTTCTGGTTATATCGTTAACCCTGAGTACTACGGCATTCACGAACTCATCCCTATGGGAAGCACACGTCTTCCTAACCAAGGTGGTGGAGAGCGTGGATTCGTTGATTGCGCTTTGACCCTCGGTGTATACCACCCTGGCGCTCACGGTGTTATCCAGGACGTAACCTAAAATAAAGGAGATATAATATAATGGCTATTGACCTTAAGAAAATTGGTGACATCCAGACATTAGCTCTAGGATACACACACGAAGCTACAGTAGAAGCTTCTGCATTCTCATCCTCTACTGGCGCGCAAGCTCTTGCATTCAATGTTGCAGGAGGCGCTTTGGCTGGTACAGTTGGTAAATGTGCAATCATTGTTGACGAGTTAGTTACAGCAGCAGTTACTGATGGCGGAGCCGCTATCACTGATGCTACTATAGCTGTAGGCGATGACGGTGATGCTAACGGCATGGTTGTTGAAGTTGATGTATTCAGCGACAGCACAAGCCTCGGCAAAATCTTTGCCAACAATGGTGCTATCACACAAGCCGGTAACCACTTGGTTACTGTACTTAGTGCAACATCAAATGGTACAGGCAGCGGACTTGGTGACGCAGCAAAAGGTAAATTCCGCTTTCTAGTGGAGTACTACCCAACAGCTGGTCAGAAGTTCTCTAACTAATTAAATACTGGTTGGGGGGTGAAAGCCCCCCGCCTTTTTTAATATGGATATAATTGTTCCTAATCTAAAACGCTATTCTGATGGTGAGATTGATCGCGCCTTCATGAAGGAGATTACTAACGGCTTTAAGCTAGAGAAAGAGACAGAACACAAGAGGGTTGCCCAAGCAGCCAAAGAAGCCAAACAACTAAAGGGGACAGTACACCCAGTTCTAGGCAAACCAGTTGCAACTATTCCTCACCGGGAGTAC